TATCCCTTTATTTGAAATAGTGTAAGCTCCAAAAGGTAAATACTCTACCATTGCCCAATGTATTAAAACAGGCTTACAATATGTTTCTACAAGTGTTTGATAATGGCCTGATAAAGTACCTGCAATAATATGGTTTTCTATATATTCGTATAAATCACTTCCTAAATAATTTTGCAAATGTATATCTTGAGCAATTTTTACATATTGTATAAATTTATCTGTATCAGTTCCGCCTGAAAGTGAAGTATGTCTTACAATATCTTTTCTTGTTATAAATAATGCTTGTGCCATGTTCTATCTTATTTTAAAAATCCATTATTAGGCATATCAACAGGCCTTTTTGCTACCTTTTTATCATTTACCTCTGGTTTAAATCCTTCTTTTTTTGCTTTATTTACAGTAATTTCTGCATTAGGATTTTTTACATCAGGAAAACTACCCCTTGCCATGTATGTTTTTCGCATCCAATAATGATGACAAGACCCTCCTCCTTTGTAAAACCATATATCATAAGTAGAAGCTCCCCTTGGGCCCCATCCTGCATTAACAGGTTTATTACCCATTGCTATTATATCTTCTTTTCTATATAGTTTTGCTGCTAAAACCATTTTTTTACAAAACTCTCTGCTATTTGCTTGTGTTGATAAAGGGGCGTATTGGTATCTTACTCTAAAAGCTTTTAATTCATTTGTAACTTCATCCTGATCACTTTTAGCATTAGGTATTGCTTTTCCTGTTGATGCTAATTGTGTGTTTTTTAATTCTATATCTTTATCTAATTCATCTTCCTTTTCATAATCTACAGGTTGTTCATCTATAAGTTCCCAATTTTCTAAATCTTCATCTTCTCCAAATTCGCTTAATTCATTAAATATTTGTTCATCATCAAAATCTTCTTTAGACATTTTAACACCTGTTTCTTCCTCTCTTGCTTCATCTGTAATAGCTTTTGTTGTATCTATAAAAGCAAGGGGTTGTAATGTTCTAAAATATAGTTTTAAACTAATACCATTAACTGCTAAAATATCACCTATACAGTCGATTAAAAGTTCTTGGTATGGTTTTATTGTAATGTTGTCAAAAAGCAAACTGGCGGTCTCTATTTCATCTGCATTGCTACCTAAACCATTGTTTTCAGTTCTAATTCCAAGTAATAATGGACTTGTTACTCTATGGGCCACAATTAATTTATTTTGGCATTCTCTTGACAGATATTCATAATGTTGTGGTGCATCATTTAAAGGAACATCATCAATTGTTGTTTTACTTTCAGCATTATTGTTAAAAGCTATAATTACTTTTTCACCTTTGGATCCTGTAAGTTTTGACATTACATCACTTTTGATGTTTAATTGTTTTTCTTTATCAGGAATTCCATTATTAAAGTTTACAACTTTAGTTCCACTGAAACCATTTTGAACATCATTAATTAAATAATCTGCTACCTCACCTTCTAATTCTGCATAAGCTAAACCTCCTTGATAATCTACAGGACAATAATAATCATAACCACTTACATATTTTTTTATAATTTTAATTTCAGGTTCTTTACCATTTCCACATCCAAATGCTGCTATTCTTTCAGGTTTGCTATTTGGTTTTAATTTTGACCAATCATAAAAATAATAATAAGCTTCAATTTTTCCATATTCATTCATCTTTTCCGCTCTTAATGTTTGTCTTGGAAAATGTTCTGCTTTTATTACTTTGCCTTTTTCATAAATTATTTGAAAAGATCCTTCACCTAATAATTTTAAATCTAATACTACATTTTTTAAATCAGTATTACTAAATATTGATCTTAGTGCAGCATATTCTTCAGTTTTAGTATTACTATCGGTTGCATCTATACCTTTTCCATAAATCATATTTGAAACTCCATTAATAATTGAATGATTTGTAGTGGAATTTGTATAAAGATCTATTAGGTATTGATAATAATTATTGTCATCACCATAGTTTACCCAATTCTTACGTTTATCTTCTGTAATTTTAGGTCTATTATATGATGCTAAATTAACTATGTGTAAATTATCCATATTTATATTATAATATATTCATTTGTTGTTGAGTGTTCTGTATATTCTCCTGAATTTATAGTGTATTCTGGTAAATCTACTTGATTTGTACAATAAATTTTACCTTCAAATACTACACCTGTTACTGTAACTCCTGTAATTGTTATAGTATAATAAGTATCTTCTTTTAAACTAAACACCGCACTAAATTGATTGTAATATAAATTTTCTGTAATTGCTGTACTATTTTGATTATATACCTCTTTATTAGTAGTTTCGTTTATAATTTTTATATTATAATTATTACCACTTACCCATCTTCTTGGAATAAACTTTATAGTTTGTGAATCAGTTGTCTCTTTTAATACAATCATATATATACAATAAAAAAAATTCTATTTTGTTATTATTAAAACAAAAAAAAGGTGCTAAAATAGCACCCTTTTAAAAGTAACCAAATGAAAATTTTTACGAGTTAGTACCTTGTGTTATAGTTACTGTTCCAGTTTGTCCTGCAAAAGGATTAGCTGCTGTAGCTCCTTCTAAGAAATTAGCTGGTTTAAGCTCTTGTCCTGATAGAGTTAGTGTATATCCACTTAAATCTCCCATAGCTCCACCTGTAACAATTGTTCCGCCACTTACTTCTGCTCCATTATCTGCACCCATTAAAAATGCATTATTATTGTAATCTTGAATAATTACATGGGGTCGGCCATAAACCATAAGACGAAGTTCTTTATGGTCTTGTACAGTTAATTTTTTTAAAGTTAAATTTAATGTTTGTTCAAAAAACGTAGTTCCATTTTCCCTTGAACTATTAATTGTTTGTTCGAACGAAGAATTACCCTTAACCTCATATTCATAAACTGTAACTGTACCTAAATCTTCAACTACATCTGTATCTGTTGAATCGTAAGCTATAGTTATATCTCCAAAATTAGCGAAATAAACGGCTTTAATCCCGCCTACTACGTCCTTACACGGTTCTTTTCTTCCTGCTGTTAGTAAACATGCCATAATTTTTAGTTTTAAAAAAAGGCAGGTAGGTTATAATTACCTTACCCACCTTTTATGATTAATTAATTGTTTTAACTATTATGTGTAAAGAACTATATCTCCACCAATAGCATGTTGAATTCCTGCTGAAAACCTCATAACAACTCTTACATTTTGTGAGCCATCTAAATCAGCCATATCAATAACTTTTACTTCATTTTGATCTGACATTAAACCAGTTCCGAAGAATAAGTTAGATTTTTCTGCTGCAATCATAATGTTGTCAGGTAAACCATTTGCCATTGCGACAGAAATTCCATCGAATGATAATGCTTGACCACTATACCACATTTGTCCTTCGTCTTTATAACCTGCACCAAATCCAGTTCCTAAGGCAAACCCCCCAAGGGCTCTCGTGTAGGCTCTTATTACGTTAGGAGCACAATATATTGTTAAATCATCAGCGCCATAAACTGTACTTGGAATAGCATCTGCTACTTTACCCATTTCAGTAATAACATTAGCTGCTGTAACGTCTGTAGCAATTACATCGTTAACATCTCCATCTGCTGCTAAAGTTTGTTTGAATCCATCAAATTGTCCTGCTGTTGCGTTTGCTCCATTCCAAATGTTAGTTTCAATTCTTGATGCTACTTTTGCCGAAACATGAGCAATTAAGAAATCTGAAAAACTTGGAGGTAGGTTATCAAATGCTGAATATCCCATTTCAATTGCTTCCCAATCTGATTGAAAATCTTTTTTACATAATTGTAAATTTACTTGAAAAAATTCTGGTTGTAAAATTCTTTCAGTAAGTGTAACAGTTGATGTTGCAGTGAAATCACATGTAGCGTCTTTCACAATATCATCAGTTGCTACTTTCTTCATAACCTCTTTAAACTTAACGTTAGGTTTTATAGTAATTAGCTCATTTGCTAATGTAGAACCACTAAGTATAGCTGCACTTACGTATTTTCCTGCAAACTCACCTGCATACGTAGTAGTTATTGACGTTGTTGTTGCCATTATTTATTTTTTTTAATTATTAATATTTGCTATTCTTGCCATAGCCCTACTCAATGTACTATCTGTTCTTTTTCTTTTAATATTAAGATCAATTTGATTTTTTGATTCAGGGTTGTGCGTTATTTTCTTAACAGGTTCTTGTACAGAAAGGGCCTGTTTTTCCTCTTTTTCTTGCTGTACTTCCTCTTTGTTTTCCTCTTTAGATAATTCTTTAGATTCTAACATTGATTTAATTTCTTCCACTAATGATAAAACTTCTTTTAATTCTTCTTTAGTAGCATAAATTTCACCCTCTTTAGCTTCTACTTCTTCTTCAGGAGCTTCTTCAGCAGCACCAATAGAAGCAATAATGCCTTCTTCTTCAACTACTAAAGTTTCACCATCTTCAAGCTCGTATTCGCCAACAGGTAAAGCAACTTTTTCATCTTCTGTAACTATAAAAACTTCTTGACCTGCTTCAAAGTTTTCACTTTCAATAACAGTTCCGTTTTTAAGAGTTGCTTGTGCTAATTTTGTTTCTTGTGTTTCTAATTTAGTTTCTTTAGAAGTTTCTGTAGAATTTTCTTTAGTTTCTTCTTTTTGAAGTTCTACTTTTTCTTCTTTTTCACTATTAGATACACCAAGAATTTCTTTTACTTGATTTAACATATCTGTAGCTTTCATATTATTACAATATTTTTATTATTAGTTTGTTATATTTTTAGTTTGGTGCAGGATAAAGAGTTTTCATATTAACTACAATTTGTCTTAACTTTGTAAGTATTTCACTACCTTTTACCATTTCAGGAATATCATTTGGCCTTAAATCTAATTTATCCATTGCTTTTAATACTTCATCAAAATCCCTTGTTATACTTAAAAATTCTTTTTGGGCAGAATCTGAAAGGGAATTCCACTCATTCCATGCCTTTTTATATTGTAAATATGTTTTTTCTATTTTAGTTTCTTCTTTTATTAATTTACTATCTAATTTTTGTAAATCTTTTAAAATAGAAGCTGGTTTTTTTGCTAATTCTACTTTTTCAGTAGAAAACTTTTGTAAGATTTTTTTAATTTGTGGTTTCATGGTTTTAACTGTTTGTTATATTTTTATAATAAAGATTTCATTTTAGAAATAATTATTTCTGTAGCATTAATCGGATTGCCATTTAAAAAATCTTTTGCTTTCTTCCATTCTTTAATACTTAAGGCATCTACGCCTAATTCTTTAGCTGCACTTTCCACATCATTTACTAAACTTTTTACCTCCTTTAAATTTCTAATATGTTTTTCCGCTGCTTTGATGCCTTTTTTACTACTTGCTTTAGCATCTAAAAAACTATCTATCATTTCTCCTTCTTCATCCCTGCTTTTTTTCACTAATGAAGAAAGTTGATTTACATTAGCTAACTCAACCTTCTCTTTACCTAACTTGGTAAGTATTTTTTGTACGTTTGGTTTCATAATTTTAACTGCTTGTTGAGGTTATTGTTCTTTCTGAATTTGTGTTGTTTATTGTTCCTGCGGAATCACTTGCCCCCATTGTTACACTTCCAACACCTTGAGCTTCTAAACTACCATCACAACAATCAACGCTATATGTTTCGTTATCTTTACAAAGGCATCCCCTTGAGTTATTTTGTGGACTTGGATATTTAGTTGCCATTTAATAATTTTTTTAGTTCTTCTATCTTTTCTTGTGCTTTCATTTCTAAATCATCTTTTACAGGTTCGTTAGGTCGTTCTAATTTATCTGCAAAATATCCTTCTATTGAAAACCCTTTTACTTCTCCTGCTTTTACCTGTTTCCAAACTTTATCATTGTTAACTTTCATAGAAACCATCCAAGTTCCAATAGGAACATTTAAATTATACATTCTTGATTTATCTTTTTCACTTTCAACTATCCATGATTCAACTGCTGTTAATCCTTCTAATGGTAATTGGTGTTCAAATGTTGAATTACTTTGGTTTCCTCTAATAAAAAACAATTCACTTGCTTTTCTAACTGTATCACGTGAAAAATAGATGTAATATTCTTGATCTCCGCTTTTTCTATATATAGGTTTGTTAGGAATAAGTGCTGCGCCCATTAAAATACGCTTTTCCTTATCTACCTCTGCAAGTTTAAACTCTTGGTTCTTTAAAGCTATAAAATCTTCTTCTATAGCAGGTTGTTCTACTACTGATATAGCTTCAATTCCTGAAACTTCATCTTCTTCATCTATAAAAAGTTCTATAATGTCCATATATATACAATAATTTTAATATTATTTGTTATTTTTTTAATTATTAGTTGTTTTTCTTCTTTTAGGAGCAACTATAGTGCTTCCTGCGGTTCCTGTATAACTTTTAAAGTGCCAATCAAGAGCTTCTATTACTTCTTCTTTATCTAATTTTAATTCAAATGATAAATCGGCAGTCCATTGTGATTTTAACTTACCATCTATAATTAATATAATAACTGGAACTGCATTAATACTTGCTTTTAAACTTGGAGCTTGGTTTTCTAATAATGCATAATCTTTTTTTATAGGAATACCATTATACTCTTTTGGCAGGGTGCTTAGTTTTACGTCGTTTCTTTTATTCCATTCAGCGTTTATTTCTAAAAGTTTTATTTTAGGTTGTTGAACACTAAACAAGAACATCATTAAAATTGCTAAATATTTCATCTTTTTTTCTTTGTAGTGTTAATTTCATATAATCTTTCCTCTATTTTATCTAAGGTTTTACCATTTTCATCCACTTTTTTTTCTGTATTTAAAATAGTCTCTCTTATAAGCTGATCTTTTAGATCATATTCAGTTCTACTCACTTCTGGTTTTGGTAATTCCTTAGCTTCTTCTATATCTGCCTGTAAAGACCACCAAAAACCTACTAAAGTAAATATTCCAACAGCTATTGCTATTAAAGTTTTTATGCTTACTTGGAATTTTGTTTCTTCATTTAACTCTTTCATAATTTTGTTTGTTTTAATTTTAACCTATTGATGCACCTTCTACAATATTTCTATTTAAAGCTTGTGCATTACTTACTTCTTGTGAAACCACATAAGCTTTAGTTGGTTTCTTGTTATCTTCGCCTATAGCTTCTGCTAATTGATTTTCTGGTGCTGCTCCAACTACATTAAATGCAGGGGCTGCTGCTCCGCCTGCTTGAATATCTACTCCCCCAACAGAATCTCCACCTCCTGATCCTCCACCCATTTTACTTGCTGATCCTTTTGCTGCTTTTACTGCCGATTTTATACTTGATATAATTCCTGCTGCTTGGCCTGCAAAAGCAATTAGTAAAGGTATATTTGCAGGGAAACCTACTTTAGCTGTTCCTGAAACTCCTTTTGCTATATCAACACCTGCTTCTGAAGCCCTTAATGATATTCTTTGAAGTGTAGCAGTAGCTTCTGCTATTTGTTCTTTAATTAAAATAGCTTGTTTAGCAATAAATAAAGCTTTACCAATTTTAGTTTCTGCCCCTGCTGCATCTATAGTTGCATCTAAAGTATCTTGAATAGATTGTTGTTTTTGTTTTTGAAGTTCTATTTGTAATTCTGCTTCTTCTTTTGTTCTTTCTGCTAATTCTTTTTGTAAAGAAATTTGATTTGTTAATTGTTCTGATCTAAAACCTTCAACTTGTGCTAATATTCCTTCTTTTTCTGCCTTAGCATCTAATAAAGCTATTTGGTTTTCATCACTTGCATTTTTTTCGTATTGTAATTGTGCTGCTCTTATAAGTGCATCTGCATTTGCAGTCATTAAATCTTCTTGCTCTTGTAAAACTTTAGCTAAATCATCATTTGCTTTTATTCTTTCTTCTATTGTTTTAGATTCATCATCTCTAATTTGTCTTAGCTTTTCTGCTTCTCTATCTTTTTGTTCTAATATAATTCTGTTTTGTGCTATACCAATTTGTGCAGCTTTATTAGATTCTACAATAGCCTTTGCTGAACTTAGGGTGCTTTTAGTATATTCTTTAATTGAAGGAATTATATTTTTTACAGTTTCAGTAGTTTTTTCAAATGTATTATCAACACCAGTTAAAACATCTAAACTTTCTTTACCTGCACTTTTAACATCTTCTAAAGCCCCTACAAAATCACCACTAAACACTTTTTTAACTGCACTTGCTACAAATCCAAGGGTATCTAAAAAACTATTAAACCTTTCTATTAAATTATCTTTTATAGCTGTACCAAAATCCTTTATAGCCCCAACAGGATCACTAAATATACCTTGAAACCAACTAACAACACTTCCTACGTTGTTGCTTAAGAAATTAAATAAGTCATTAAATGCTAAACTTAATACTTCCATTCCAGTGTTGAAAATATCTACAACTTTTTGATTTTTGTTAAATGTTTCTTGTAATATTTCAAATGCTTTTACTACTAAAGCAACTACACCTGTAGCTTTTCCTATATTACCAAGTGTTGTAGAGAATTTTTTTACTCCCTTTTCTGTTTGTTTGGATGCTTTACCTATATCTTGGATGTTATCAGCAATTTTTGAAGTATCTTTTATTGCTGATCCTGTTTTTAAATCCAAATCAATATTAATTTTTTCTGCCATTGTTAAAAGTTTTTAAAATGTTGGTAGGCCTCTTTTATAGATTCAGGAAATTTGTTTTTTCCAAGAGCTATATCTATATAAGTACCTCTAATTTTGTTTTCTTTTGCTATTCTTAATAGCGTTAATATATTTTCTATCATGTTTTATAAAATAATTGTTTGTCTTGTATGTATCCGTTTAATAATCTAACAGAAAATCCTACATTGCTTGTATATTTCCCTGATGATGAATAATTCCACAAAGCATAATAACCATCAGGAGCTAAGGTCATTCCGCTCCAAATTTGGGTATAAATTGATGTTCCTTCATGTACAAATCCGTTATACCAATTTCCATTTATAGGCATATTCGCATAAGCAATTGGGTAATGATAAGTAGTAGTTAAATAGCCAAAATTTTCATACGCTTTAATTGCTTCTCGCTCAGCTGCGGATCTATCTGTAGCATGATAACCAATTCGGCCTGTACTTCTATCTAAATTATCTAAACCAAATTGAGATCCTAATGTACTTGCTGTATAAGATCCAAAATTACAAAATACAGGAGGGTCTTCTTGTCCTGCAAGATAAGGCGTACAATTCATAGTAGGTAGTGGAGCTCCTTTTACAACATAAGGAACAATTTTAGAATAAAAAAGAACAGTTCCATAAACCCCTTGATAATCATAAATAGTTCCATCATAACTTTTAATTCTTATTGTTCTTATATTATCCCAATCCCTTAAAGCATAGCTTTGTACTGCTGTAGTTTCCGAATAACTGACTCCAGTAAAAGTAGAAGCCCCATATATATCACTAATTACATCTGCTTTATCGTAAGCAGGGTCTGTATTTGTTCTTGCGTAAAATCTCCAATATTTATCGTCAGGATGTGAAAGTCCTGTAACCTCTGTTGTATAATCTCCTACAGAACCATTTGTAAAAGCTCTATTTGTAACACCACCTGTTCCAATTAATGTATCAATGTCATCACTTCCTCTTAATGTAGCATCTGCATCTGCAATTAACCATCCGTAATCACTTACTTGGTTCTTTTTACATACACTTCCAAGTGTAGTTAAATTGTGAGTGAAGAAAACACTCGTAGCGGTATTTGTTTTTTGAGTTGCTTCTGTTAATGTTGGAGCTACAACTGTACAAGGTTCTACATCAGCTACTATTATATTTGAATCAATAGTATCAGGAATAGGTTGGCTAACATTAAAGGATTCTACATTGTCAGTATTACATCCATAATCCGCTCTTAGAACTGTATCATCAGCAGTATATCCTGTTG